ATGCAAATACCATTAGCGCATCAAAGGACTTACGCATTGGAAAGATATTACTACGAATTTATCGAAAGAATGGGTCCAGCACACCTATTGTATGATCAGTTTGTTCGGACGATGGAGAACTTCGGCAAACCCTACTTTACCGTGCCATCAAGCTACAGTGGTTATTCGGAAGAACTAGCTTTTGTGTTTAAGAAAGACGACGACAATTATCTATTTGATCATGTTAGGACACAAGAAAAAATTCTTCGAAAATACGACCCGAACATAAAGTATAAGCCCGGCGGTAACTGATATGAATATTATTACTCAATACGAACAAGGATACATCGATCTTGATACTTTTATCAGCGAGTTTCCAGATAGCATCTCGGAATCTCAAGAATGCCTATTTGGTATCGAATGCATTGAGTTTTATGTACGCTTAGTTTTGGGAAAGATAGATTTACCTTACTATATATCTCCTTATAGATAATAAAACGAAAAAACTTCGCTTGCTTGATGTAAGCGAAGTTTTATTTTGATACAATAAAACTAAAACTATGAAAAGAGGTTAAAAATGAAAAAGATTAGTGTGGGAGTTATTGCTGTAATTACTATATTCTTTCTTGCAGCATGTGGGACAAAGATAACGACAGAAGACCTAAAAGCAAATGATTGGATATCAGAAACTTCGAGCGAAGATGATCCAAACATGCTTATATCTTTCTCAGACCACGTAATGTCAGTATCTATTGATACCGAGAGCATGGCTTCTAATGCAAAAGACGAATGGGAAAAATTAGGTGAGGATTTAGCAAAACAACTCATAGATCAGATGAGTTACAAACTTGAGTATGTTTTAGAAAAAGACACAATCAAAATTCAAGACACAGAGGATGAAGATGCCTACGTATATTACACAGTTTCAAAAGATGGCGAAAATATAGTCTTTACACCAGACGAAAAAAAGAATAAAGATAACTCAGAGGTTCAAAAGCTTGTATTAAAACCTTACACAAAGAAAAAGGTGGTAGAATCAAGTTCAACTTCTACCGAGCAGACTACTGTTTCGTCTGAACAAGCAACTACAAACTTAGATGATATCATTGAAACTTTCACCCAAAAATCTCTGGTAGTCTATAACCCAAGGGATATGACGAAAGAAGATTTTGGCAGTGCTCCTATGTCAGCTACAAGTGCAAAAATGTTTTCTTTAGTAGAAACCGACAATGAAGATAATCAACAGAATGCTCGTCTACTAACTTTTGACAATTTAGATGACTTAAAAGCTACGAAAAAATACTATGATGATTTAGGAAAAGATTCAGCAATGCTTTTTTCTTACACTGCTGTTAACGAAGAAAAATTATTATTAATGCAATTCAATGGTGATCTTTCACAAGAATTAGTCGAACAGTATGCTAATGCTGCCTCTTTAGAATTAACTGAGTCTCCTTTCAGTTCAACTTCTGTAGAATCAGATACTTATTCATCCGAAAATCAAACGACTTACGCTGAAGAAAGCCTCCAGCCTGTTGAGATTCCTCAAAGCACACAAGAAGAACAAATACCTGAAAGTAGCGTTGTGCCACAACCTGTTGAAGAATATACAACAGTCCAAGCAGGAGAAGGGCCTCCCGAAATAGCTGCACGTGTAGGTATTTCAGTTGAGACCCTTTATCAACTTAACGGTATGGATCCAAATAATTATATGATTTATCCTGGAGATACTTTAAGAATAAAATAAAAGGATGGTAATTATGAAAAAGATAAAAGTTGTATTTATGACATTATTTATTGGTTTGTTCTTAGTAGCTTGTGGTTCAAATGAGAAGAAGGCTGATTTTACAACAAAAGAAGCTGAAACAGCTTTGAATAATGGCGAAGATATTAACGGGAAAACAGTTGAAATTACAGTTGATGAATATGTTCCTAACGGTGCTCTAGGATACACAATTCAAACTGGTGAGCATCTCAATTTTGTATCTTCTGATAATCCAAATGTCGAAAAAGGAGATACTCTCACAGTTAAAGTGGTGAAAACAGAAAATGTGCTCGGATCTTTTGTGATGACTTACGAAAAACAATAATAAGTACCCCTTACTCAAATTTGAGAGTAAGGGGTACTTATTTATACTACTGCAGAATATCTGCGTTTTCCAGACTCCGAACCAATCCAACTCAACCATACATATCCACCAGCTACAACCTTCCGATCATAGTTGACAGTCTGACCCGCTTTATACTCTCCGACAATTGCAGAATTGGTCGATGCCGCTTCTCGAATATTCGTGGTGACTGTAAAACGATAACTTCCCTTATTTGGCAAGTTTGAGCCTTTCAATGACGTGCTACTATTCGAATTGCTCGAACTACCGTTAGATGCAGAATCTAGGTCTTGCCCCAATACCCATGAGTTAATGCCTTCTAACAGAAAAGCGTATTTAGATCGTGATTGATTCACTTCTTTAACCTGCTTCACCTTGTACGTTGATCCTTTTACAAAGCTAGCGATTGACTGCCCTGTCTGATAATGCGTAGCACTAGTCTTCACTTTAACAGATGAACCAACAGCGTATTTGGTTGTCACGGTGGAAGTTGACGATCCAGAATTATTGTTCGATGTGCTATCTCCGTTGTAATATTTATTGATTTGGTCCACGAAATATTGCTTGATAGCTGCTACACCTTTCCCGTGCAGATCCCACGCTCTGTGAGGACACGATGTAGAACTCAGTTCACGATGTAAAGGAAAAACAGCTGAAGCAGGATTCAAACCATACTTCTTACATAAATCGGCAGCTAATTTAAATGCTTTTTGTTCATTCGCAAGATACGTGGATTCATTACCCATGGATTGACATACTTCAATGAATAAGTAATTCGCATTACATTTGCTGTTACCTGTATGCCACGCCTTGTTGCTATCCTTCTCTGCCTGATATGTTCCATCGCTAGCAACATAGTAATGGGCAAATCCTAAAGAAGGCGTATGACTTTCTAGCCAGTTTTTATAAAATGCAGCAGTGGCTCCTTGGCTTCCGGCATCATTATGCAAAACGATTGCTGTCGGGTTTGATCCACGAGCGCCAGCAATTCCAGAATAACTTACTACCATTTATTCCACCTCCACTAATTTGTGATTTGGCAATGACAACATATGACCTTCTAATTCAATCTTGGTAAATATCTCATTCGATCTTAAAACTTTGTATTTCCCACTTAGATAAAAGAAATCACCAACTTGAAATCCGTCAAATTCTTTAGTCAGTCCATCCGAGGTAACCTCTTTAAAACCATTCTCTTCGTAACGATCGACTGTTTCGATTTCTCCTTTTTCGAATGGATCTAACTGGACATATTCGTCTCCAACTTCTTTGACTTGTAATTTTCCGAGTACAGTTACATATGAGCCTTCTTTGAACATTATTCTTCCTCCTTTAGATATAGAAAAAGAGCAGCTTATTCAGCCACTCCTTGGTCAACGCTATCTTTCATCCCTTTTACCGCTGATTCGATTAACAGATTCAGCTCGTCTTCAGTGAACTTGATGCCATTCTTGTTAAATAGTTCTACTAACTGAGCTTTTGCTTCTTGCAACTTAGCATCTCCATTTGCTTCTGCGTAAACTTGCTGAACTGCGGATACAACGATCGCCACATAGTTCTTCTTGCTTTCCAACTGAGCTAGGACACCTTTCTTCTTCAAGTATTCAGAACCTTTTTGACCGATAAAGGCAGCAACCAAACCAACCACAACAATCAATAGATTTAACAATGCATCCTGTAATGCTTCCATCTAAATTCCACCTTTCAAAATAGTGTTCTCATTTTTCAACTCTTCGTTCTCGTCTTCTAACTCTTCAACCAGTTTTTGATAATAAGCAATCTCTTTCTCATACTTATTTTTAATCTCTGAAATTTCAGCTTCAAGCTTATCGACTTTCTTCTCTAATTTATCTACCATTTCCTGATACTTTCTATAGAGAACATCGGCATTTTCGGTATTCGTTTTTTCTAGATTTGCTTTGTTTGAGTATTTGGTTCCTAAATAGGTAATAAACCCACCACCAAGAGCAACGATTATCGTAGTTAAATTAATATCTTCCAAAGAATCAGTCCTCCTTGATGGCAATCCCCATCGCAAGGAACGCTATTGCCAAGGATAAAATGCCGATTGTATTTGGTGGCGCAGATAAAACAAAAGACACCCCGAAGAGTGTCCAAAAGAACGTTAGTAAGATTAATACGATGTGTTTTAGTTTCTTGTTATTGACTACTATTCCTAAGATTTTTAGAAATCCTAGAATTATGAAGACTGAACTGATTGCTCGGTAATCGAATAGTCCGTCTAACAGCTGATAAACTCTATATTCTTGCAAGATTTCTGGATGTAATAACAACGTCAAACCATATAGTATTGATACTACAGATAGAATCAAGCTGTTCCATTTTAAAATAATAATTTTTCGCATACGACACCTGCTTTCATAAAAATTCGAAGCTAATTCGTTAAATACAATATATTGATTGATAGCCAAGCTCCTGATGGAATCGTCGCTTCTGTTGTCCCGATAAAGGCTCTATTTCCTGCGACGATCTCCCCGTTTACTCGAATATTTACTGAGAATGTAATGTTCCCCTCAGCAATCACATGTGTGACAGCACCTTCTATAGGAAGAAGATCTGCTGGCAAATTTGCAAACAGTTTTCCACTTGTCAGTTTTGTAGCAGTACTAAATCTAAGAATTAATGTACCCGAAACCAATTTTCCGTACCGGTAAACAGAATTTTGTTGCAACGTGACGTCGCTTGCAGTAGTTATATTGACTTTTTCCGCAATCAATTCTGTTTTTATCGCATCCAAAGTAGTTTTGTCAGCTGCACTCATTAATCCATTCGCAACGCTTGTTGCAACAGCGGTTGTTGTAGCATTTTGCCCGGCTGGTCCTTGTGGGCCTGTGTCACCTTTGGGACCTTGAGGACCAGTAAGACCAGTTGCTCCTGTATCACCTTTATCGCCTTTTGGACCTTGAATTCCTTGTTCCCCTTTTGGTCCTGTTAGCCCGATTGGACCTGTATCCCCTTTTGGACCAGTTGCACCAGTAGGACCTGTGTCACCTTTGATCCCTTGCGGTCCCTGTGGTCCTGTATCGCCTTTATCGCCTTTTGGACCTTGTGGACCAACGACTCGTCCTAAATTATATTCAGCCATGATACTTCCTCCTAAATCGTATAGATCAATTCCCCTTCTTCATTAATACTCAATGCTGGTTCTAGGATTTCATCTGCATAAGTCACTATCAAGTCACCTGTATCGTTAATATACAATGAAAAGAATCCTGAAACCTCCGCTGTAACCGCAGGAGTGCCTTGTGGGCCCATTGGTCCAGTATCACCTTTTTCTCCTTTGTCACCTTTAGGTCCTTGGATACCCTGGATCCCTTGGTCTCCCTTTGGCCCTGTCGGACCAGTCAACCCAGTATCACCTTTTGGACCAACAGGGCCTACAGATCCGGTATCGCCTTTAATTCCTTGACTGCCTTGAGGGCCAGCAGGACCAGTGAGACCCATATCACCCTTATCACCTTTTGGACCAACAGATCCAGCCTCTCCTTTTTCTCCTTTCGGACCAACTGGACCTATTGGCCCAATATCACCTTTCGGCCCTTGAACACCTTGGGGACCCATTGGACCCGTATCACCTTTTGGGCCTCTTAACTCTTCTAAATTATTCAACTTATCTTCGATTTCAGTTTTTGCACTATCAATCATTGCCAAAGCGTCTGAAGCAGACTCGTTCACTTGATTTTTGATTTCCTCAAAGTCTTTAATGTAAAAGTCCCCAGCATCTGAAAATGCATTATCAATTTTTGACCGCTCGATCCTAAATTTAAAATGGACTTCATCTGTTTTCGAACCATCCGGAAAATCCAAATAGATCCACCCATCAACAATCCCTTGGTACCCCATTAGCCTATCTGGAATAATGTAACGAACAATCCCATTTAATGAGCTCTCGGTCACGATTTCTTCATCAAGCGTTTTAAATTCTTTATCTTCTCCATTATCTTTAACGATCAACAGCAATCTTACTTTCGTTCCTAGTAAGTCAACAGGTCGACCTTGTTGATCCTTAAAATGGAATTCTAGAGCATTACTATTTTTGGCATAACTATAAAAAACAAAGCCAGTGGAAATAGTATCATTTCCGCTGACTCTTGCATGAACATCTATTTTTCCTATTCTACGTGATCTCATACATTCACCTCTTATGCTGCTTGATGAGAAAAATTAATCCCAATCCAACTTCCGGCTGGAATTTGTGCTTCTGTACTCCCTGTATAAGCTCTGCCACCAGCTACAACAGTTCCATCTGCACGTACCGAAACATTAAAACTAATTCTACCGTCAACCAGTATAGAATATTGCCAACTTGTTTTTGGTCTAAAGCCTGTAGGCAATGTGAAAAATTGAAGAGCAGTCGTTACCGTCGTAGCCGCATCAAAACGCAGCATGACGTTACCGTTCACCAAACCGTTAATTTTAGTTAATTCTTGTTGTAAAATCGTTACTCCAGAACCCGCAGTGACGCTTCCGGTTGTGGCTGCCAATAATTCATTCAGACCATCGACAGCCTCGACATGACTACGTACGTATTTTGGTGTATTCCCCTTCATCAAGGTTACAATATCAGCTTTGTTTGCCATCATTTCTTCCTCCTACAATTTGTTTACAAAACTAGCGATTTGAGTTGCAATTCTTTGTTGCCCTGCATCATTTAAATGCGTTCCGTCATTCATGTACAATGCCCTTTGGCTAGGAATATATGGACTAATATTTGAATGCGCATATAAGTCTAGTACTGGAATTGAGTAGTAATCTGCAACTTGTTTCATTGCGTTGACATAGTCTAACAAGGTAAATCCTAATTCATTCTTAGCAAACGTATCGTTAACATTGTTGCTTTTCATAGGCGTGATAAAAAACAATTTACCGTTCACATTGTTATCAGTAAGTGTCACTACGATCTTTTTCAGTGCACCAAAAAAGGTAGCTTCTGATGTATCAGAAAAGCTACCTAATGGAGAATTATAGTTAAAATCGTTTACCCCGCCAAAAATGGAAATACAAGCTTGATTGCTAATATCTCCACACCTTTCTACAAAACTTTTATCAGTTCCTGTTGTTTTGGTTATTCTGGATCCCGAAAAGCCTTTGTTGATCACTTCACCAAATGAACACAGGCCCTTTACATAAGGAACCCAAGAATAAACCACACTATTAATCGCAGTTCCGAACGTCGTGCTATCTCCTAACGCCGTGAAGCTTTTCATGTAAAATGGAAAGAGCAATTGCATTTTCCGATTCGCTTCATTGATATTCCGCTGCATGTTCGCCAGTCCAGTCAATGAAATACTGTTATCTGGATTGAGTATTTCAGCCTTCCCTTCGATTGCTGACCAGTGTGTGATTGGGTAATATTGTTCTTTTGTTCCATCACTTCTAGTTTCAAAAGTTCGTTTAATTTTTGCCACTACGATTCCTCCCTTAACCAAAACTCACTTTCATTCGTCAACCCAATGTCGCCAAAAATAAGCGGCATCTCTTGTAAGTTGATAAACGTTTGCCCATCCGTCCGAAAAGAAAAACCAGATGGCATTTCGCCAATGACAAGTGTCGGACTTGCGTCGATTATTCCAGCATCTTCGGTAAAATCATGCGTTTCAATGTAGTCCAATCGTTGTTTTAAATTAGGGAACATTTCTTCAAAGAATTGAGAATAACGAGCATCTGATAGCTCTAAAACAACCTCGCCGCCAGATTCAATTCCTTCTAAGATATCTCGATTGTTTTCAACGAATTTTTCCCATGCACTTGTACCATCTACAACATATTGTTCTAAAAAGCGTTTCAAATCTTCAAACTGCCAGACATAAGCGCCATCTTTTACTACACCAGTTAGCAGTCCCGGTAACACTCTGAAGCGAAAATCTCTTGTAGAATAAAGTTGCTTGCCTTCTTCATTTCTAAAAGAAAAATAGGCGGTATTCTCTCCTAAAAACTGTAAATCTTGACTGTCTAATGTATATTCTACACGACCATCATCTGGATAAGTCTTAGTCAGTTTACGCTCAATGGGCATCCCTTCCGAAAGTTTCGTATTATTTACGAAAAACACTTCTTGCCCTCGGAATTTTTTTAATCTCCCGTTTTCTGTTATTTCAACGACAAACGTCTGTGTTTGATTATCTTCTTGCCTGACTTTAATTAGGCCAACATTATTGTTTGGTTCAGTAGTTGACAAAGTAATTGGAATCATTATAGCCAATAAGATCAGCTCCTTTCTCAAATCATTTAGGTGGTATTACAATTGATGAAATCGCACTTTGCCCCGGATACATGCGGTCAAAACGTTCAACAATCTGCCCTTTTTCCGTATTTTGCTCATAAGTTTGAATTCGGTTGTTTTCAAGCCCTTTGATTACACCGGTATGACCGTAAGTTGTATCAGTGCTCCAACCACCCCAAATGGCTCCACGTGTTATGTTGATAATGGCCCCGACAACGAGTTGATCGTAAGTTGGATTTTTGATAACCTTCCAGCCCACTGCACCCCAATCGTAAGCTATTCCTATATCGGCAGCTGCGGACGTATTTCCAATAACGTGTGTAAGTCCGTATTTTGTGCCCGCTCCTAATCCACATCCGCCTAAAAAACCAGAATACTCTGCTGGCACCGCATAACATTGTCCATTTCCAATCCATCTTCCAATGAGGGTTTCTAAATGAGCCAGTCCTTCTTCACCCACCAATTGGCTAGCCTGTAGTCCATGTAGCTTGTTATACCAATTCCTTGCGTATCCTTGACGTTCTGGATGGGCGGCTGCTGGACGTTCAAAGTTCAATTCAAAAGCTGTTGCTGCTTGTTCAACACTGGTAATCGTCTTAAATCCTTCCACTGTAGTAGGCGATACTTGACCAATCCATTGACCATTATACATACACCATTCAATCAATTTAGCTTGAGCTAATGATGAAGTGTAATCTTCTCTGATCCTGGCAGCAGCCATTAATCGCTGAACATACTCTCTACCGTCCCATGTAGGAGAACCAACTAAAGGATAAGCGGATCCATCCCATTGGACCCATCCAAAAGCTGGGCCCCCAACTTGAGCAGTATTTGGATTCATCGTAGGGCCTACTTCACCCTGAATATTTCCAAGCACCCCTGCTGCTGCTTCTTCTGAGTAACCATTATTTAATGCAAAACTCCACCAATCCCAAGCAAATTTCTCGGCATCAGTAGTCAATTCAGACGGATAACCACCTGTCCCAGTTCCGCCACCAGTCGATGGTCCTCCGCCCTGACCAGCTACAACCTTTTGATTCTTTATTGTTAAGTCTCCTTGAATGTCCAAGTCACCTCGATAAATAGCGCGTCCATTTCCAAGTAAAGTAAAACCATAGCCTGTTTTTGAAGAGATCAAAATATATTTACCGTCGCCTTCGGTTCTTATTACTAATGAATTGTCCTCTAAAGGTGTTGGCGTTGCTGCGTCTGGGAAAGGGTTTCCTGCTGAATCAGTAGTCCCGATAGTTCCTACGTTAACACCATCTTTATTCCAAAATTCCATCCCTTTTTTAGTCAATTCCATAATTTTGCTATTATCATTCCAAAGTTGTAGTGTACCAGAAACCATTCTTAGCAAATCACCCATCCCATTAAACGAGATTTCCATGATATCTGTTTTAATTTTTCCTGCGCGAATAAAATCGGCATTCAATGTTCCATCGATTCCCCACGCATTGACAAACGGACCTAACCATCCTGTTCTGGAAAAACCTAGGCCTTGATTGTTTATTGCAATCACATCTTTAGCTGTATCTCTAGAATCTGTATCCATGTAATAAGTAGTGTGCGGCTTGTTCTTTGGATATTGCAAGACACTTCCACCCTCAACTCCATTTATTAAATTGGTTACATAGTCCACAAATTCTGACATATATCCTTTTTTTGTTAAAGTTTTTATTGTTTCTTGGAGCTCATAATTTTGTTTCGTATAAAAAGCCATCTGTGCATCGCCAGCATAAATTTTTTTATTTTTTTCTGTTAACGAGTCATAAACAACACTAGTAATCTTTGTATCGATGTGGATATCATAAAGCCTGTGATAGACAGAAAAGGTATCGAATAGTCCGTAATTCCTAATTTTAGCAAATTCTTTTGCCTCATCGGAGTCGGTTAATTTTTCGATTTCTAATTCTATTGTGATTTTTGGTTTGTCTGCATTTGGATTCATCGAAGTAAAGTAGCTAGCTGCGACACGATTAAGGCTATCGAGATCCTTCACTCCCTGATCTTCTGTAAATTGGATATGCTTAGCATAAATGTCCGGATAGTTCTTTAACAACTCACTATAGATAGGTTTTCCATAAATTCGATTGCTAGTACCATCTTCACCGTCTTGTAAGTCTGCATAAGGCAGAACTTTTGTGACAATTGAAGACCAATCAAATTTAATTTTCAGCCCATTAAGATCCTTTCCATAACGAACAGTACCAACATTATCTCTTCCTCTTCTACGTAAAAGCGAGAGTTTAAAAGGTTCCCGCTTAATTTCTCCACCCCAATACTGCAACATCGATCCTTGCTCACCAGCGATACAGTTTAATACATTTCGCGCTTCAAATAATGTACTTGATACTGTTTGGATGTCTGAAAAGAGTTTTACATCACACTCATCATCCATCCCCCGCTCAATTGCAGCCATTACTTCTGCTCCATTTTTTGAATCAATTTCTACATGTTGCACTTCACGGTTGCCTAGTTTGTAAGTTCGAGATTGCCCATAAATTAAAATGGAATTATTGATAGTGTCTTTGTATGTGTTCTTGATTTCAAAGATATGGTAGTCTTCTTGATCATTTGGTTTTGCTTTGATTTGGTAGCCATTTTCAAAATACACTGAAAACCGACTATTAAGTGGATGTTCTATTTCAACTTCATATTTACCGTTTGCCTCTTCTGTAACATCACAACGAGTTGTATCTCTCATAATGCCTAACCCATTATGGCTAAAATCTTTTTCAGATGGTTCATATATTCTTGGTTTCAAATTTTGGTCCACCACCTTGGCATTAGATTAAATTTTTTTACATCGCCTTCCCATTTAATTGTCGTCCATCCAACTGGCAGAATTGGAAAATCAAGGAATTGTGTTTTGTGATCCTGGCTTTCTATTACATCATCAACTAATCGATACGATTCTTCTAACTGTGAATCAATAACTATCTCGCTTCCAATATCTGTTAACTTAAAAGATTCGTCATTTATCCAAAAAGAAATATCCCCCGAACCCCAAATTTGAATTTTGGGTTTCGAAGGATAACGCTCAGCATTATGAATCATTGTTTCGTTAGTCATCCATTCAAAACCATTTCTTGAACTTTTGAATGGTCGTAGACTAATCGTAAAGTCAAATGGAACTAAAACCCCATTTTTTCTAGTACCAGAAAACTCAGGTCCAGAAACTACTATCGCTTGATAGATATAGTGTTCATCAAACTGATAAGTAAAATCTGAGTAATTGGACATGTCTAGCCAAGAACGTATGCGATCTTCTAAATGGGAAACAGATTCTAAGTCATCCGCTTTTGCATAACAAGAAAGTTGCCATTCAACATTTTTATAATAGGCAAAATCCATAACAATCGAATCATTTCCTGGTCTTTCTCTTAGTTCAATGACACGACCTGCAGAAAGGCGCTTTGGCCGATCTCGCATATAGGCTCTAAATTCTTCACTATACCTCCCATTGATCTGAAATTGTCCACGTTTAAATCCCACCAAATGCCCCTCCTTTTGGCGCGTAGTCGCGTTCTTTCACTTCGTTAATATATTTAACAATCGTCTTGGCCCAACTCATCATTTGTGCTTCTGATGGCTCTCCCATCGCTTGCAAATGAATATGATAAGTGTCTCCACCAGATTGCTCATTACTGATTGCCGTTTGACCACTGGCAGCCGTAGAGGTACTAACTCTCTCAGAAGTATTGCTTTTTACTTGGATAGTAGGTAATTCAGTTGGTAAATCCGTCATTTTATTAACGGCATTGTCTAAAGAGCCTTGTTCCTCTTCAATTCCTCTAACAACCCCAAGCACAATATTTTTACCGATCATATCGCGCATCCATCTTGATGGAGAATGAATTCCCAAGGCTCCTGTAATTCCGCCTTTGATTGTATCTGCAATTCCAGTGATAGTATCTTTGACAGCATTGAACATAGAACCTATTCCATCGATTAGGCCCTTAATGATATTTTTGCCTATTTCAAATAAATCGATACTTCTCAGGTCATCAAATATCTCTCTTGCTCGATTAACTGCATCAGAAATCCCTTGTTTGAAGTCATCCCAAGCTTTTTGTGCGCCTTGGACTAAAGCCTTAGCGGTATTAATAACAGAGTCTTTCGTTGTATTCCATGCATTAATAACGCCATTTTTGATTGATTCCCAAGTATCAACTGCAGTATTCTTTGTTGATTGCCACAGATCAGCTAGGAAGTTCTTCAATGCATCGAAAGTATCACGTGCTCCTTGTAACATTGCCTGCCACGTTCGAGCAACGGATTCTTTGATGTTGGTCCATGTATCAATCGCTGTTTGCTTAACATTTGCCCAAGTTTCCACAAAAAAAGCAACGATACTATTGAACGTATCCGTTGCAATTGTTAGCATAGATGACCAAATATAAGATACAGCCGCCTTGATACCATTCCAAACATTTAAGAATGCCATCTGTGTATTAACAAGGAAACTGTCAAAAATAGCTTTAATTGAGTTCCAAATGTTCCCTGCTGATTCTTGAATATTATTCCAAACAGCAATCATATTGTCTCTTGCTTCTTCCCAACCACCAGTAATCATAGAGGTTACGAATAGGACCGGAGCCAAAATGACATTTTTCAGAATATCAAAAATATTAGCAGCAATCTTAACTAAATTTTCCCATAATGTATTTAGGAAAAAGCTCATGTGTATGAAGGCATTACGGACGCCATAGATCAGCATACCGAAGCGACTCATGATCGCATCGGCAAGATTCCCCACAATGGATGAGACTGATTCTTTCACACCATTCCACAGAGAGGAAAACCATTCCTTAATACCGTTCCAAACATCTTTAACACCATTGACGGCGTCTTTTCCCGATTGGACAGCAGAGTCCCAAGCATCCTTAGCACCGTCTTTGATTCCATTCCATGTATCGGAGAACCATTCCTTTGTCCCGGACCATGCATCTCTTACACCATCAGCTGCAGCAGATGCTTTTTCTTTAGATCCTTCCCAAAGCCCCGAAAACCAGCCTTTTATATTGTCAAAAGTCTCTTTGAAGAAATCTGAGATGCCCCCCCAGATTTTTTTCGCATAGTCACTGATGGTGTCCCAGTTTTTATAAAGGGCTACACCAGCAGCAATTAATAAGCCGATACCGACGATAATTAAGCCTGTTGGACTCATTAAAAAAGAAAAAGCAGAGGATAATGAACCCACCGCTTTTGTGATATTGGTTATTGTACTTGTTGCAGCATTGATAGCTGCAACTGATGCCAATGCCCCTGCCACACCTGATATAACAGGTATTAACCAAGTAGCATTATCTGCAAGGAATTGAAAAGCATTCCCAACTTTTTCAATCAAGTTAGGCAGATTATTATTGAATGCTTTGAACAGTTCATTGATCTTTACTTTCAATTTATCCGCAATGCCCGCGAATCCACCAAACCCTGCATCTTTCAATGCATTATCTAACGCTTCAATTGTCCCAGCTAATCCGTTTTTTACTGAGTTTCGTAAGTTGGTCATTGATGTTCCAATACCTTCTGTAGAAGTTCTTGCAACATTCGCCGTCCCATCTAGTCCACCTTGAATATCGATCAAAGCTTGGTTAAATTCATTGATCGTTATATCGCCTTTCTTTAAGGCGTTATATAGATCGTTTTGAGCGGAAGCCCCGGTAAATTTGAATTTTTCCGCAATCTTATCAAGTCCTACCCCCATTGTTTCTTGCAAGGTAGAATATGAATCCATATCGAATTTCCCTGTACGAAGTACCTTCAAATATTGATCCGTACCACGTGCTGCTTTATCTCCGCTAGATCCACTTGCTAACAAAGCATTGTTTAACGCAATTGTACTATCAGCTGCCGTATCTGCATTTTTAAATACTGAATACATTTGCTGAGTTGTACTAGCCACATCTTGTAGTGTTGTAGGTAATCCATCAATTCCCTCTTTTAATTTGTTCGTGGCGCTCTCAGCTTCTTTAGTCGAAGCTCCCAAAGCGCTCAACACTTTGGGGAACTGACTAAGTTTGTCATAACGTTCAATTGCGCCGCCAACAGAGTCCCTGATTACATTCATACCTGCAGAAATTATTTTAACCGCTCCACTGGCTAAAAAGTTGCCGACAAAAGATGTCCAAATGCCTCCAAGAGAGCGGCCGCCTTTCTCTCCGGTCTTGCTGACTTGTCCGTCAAAGTCCCCAAGCTTTTTTACAGCATTGTTCATTCCGGAGGTGAAACCAGATTCATCAAGAATCATTTTTAGAATTAGATCTTCGTTGTTCAAAAAGCGCCACCCCCTTAGAACATCGTATTTTCATCAAGGTATTTCAGATCTTCAAACTCTTTCACAGCATCTCTGAACCCAATAAGCTTCATCAACTGATCTAAATCAGTGTTTTCGATCTCGTTTAATGTCCACCCCAGTTCAAACAACTCAATCTTGATCTGCATTTCCCTAAATTGCGGTGATTTTGCAAAGTTGGGATGCCTGAGAAGCTCTGTTACTTTTTTTTCTGCTCTGCGTAAACGACATCATGCCCACTAGTGACAGATGCTAATAACTGACCGGTGATTTTTAAGACTTCTCGTGCATCCATACCATTCATATATTCTTCACCAGTGAACTGTCCTTCGAAAATAACATCACCAATAAAGTCATAGCATTCACGCATGACAGGACGAACTTCTTCCATGTCGTTCGTTCCAGTAGCTTCTTCAAGCTTGATTTGCAATGCCATTGCGTCATCCATGACATTACCTGGTAAAAATTCGGCAGATTTAAAAGAAGCAGCTTTGTACTTTCCATCTTCATTCTTTTTCATTAGTTTGATTGTTTGTTGAAATTTGCTTGTCATTATTCGTTTCCTCCGTCTTCTTGGTTGTCTTCATTTCCATCATTTTCAGGTGTAAAATCTACTGGTTTTGATACTGTTTTAAACCAGTTTTCAATAACTGTTGGATCAACGCCATCATCATCAGAATCAACTGACCACATATACCCAACACCGGGAATGTCAACGAAGTTACCTGTCCACTCTGGATGTGTGAAGCTGACTGTTGAGCCCTCTTTCGTCGTAGATTCATCAGAAGATAAACTGAACTGTCCTTTATAAAAAATAGTGTAGCGATAGTGTCCATTTGATTTCAATCTTCGGTAAGCAAAAGCACCGTCAGGGAAAATGTCATCTGCCGATCGCAAAACCCCACCACCAACAAATTTAGATCCTGTAATGGTAGCTAAAACTTTATTTTGATACCCATTAGTAGTTAAAGAGATTTCCGCCCCACCAAAAGCAGTAAATTGATCTTGTACAGTGCCATCACCATAATCAGGTGTCGTTTCATAGTTTAGTGTTGGATTGATACTAACTGCGGTACCGATTGTTACTGGCTCCCCATACGTTGGAAAATCACCTGTATCATCACTTAGTGGAAACCATGTAGGTTTTTCTACTGAAATGATTCCGACTTTGTTTTTCTTTGCCATTTATTCCTCACTCCATTCAATGATTTGCGGAAATGCCACATTAAAGGTTACGTGTGGCACACCATCCGTTTCGTATACTTGATAATCTTCTGGAAAAATTTCATTTCCATCAATTTCGAGCACATTAAAAAACGCCCCACAATTTACTGTGAGAGCATCCATTTCTTTTTTCGACTGATTGTTCATTACATTATCTACAAAAGCGATATCGACGAGCCACGCTTTATTTTGGATATTTTTACCGATGTTTTCAGTACCAGCTTCTTCTATGCTAAGAACCGAATACAATTCTTTGTCCGACTGCATCACCGAATCAAGGTAGATAGTTAAATCAGACTTGATCTGTTTTAGCGTCATCGCAACTACGGCGAGAATTTCGTCTTTCATAACCATCTATCCTTTCTTCACAATAGTAATGGCCATCACCTTGAACCGGCGAGGAATGTAGGTCATATTGGCTAAATTCTGAGCCTTTTGCAGCATAAATTTCCCTTTAACAAAGCCGCCGCCCCTTGTTCTGTGTCCATCATTGACATATTTAAAATAATATTCATCGTTGACGATTGCGCCGACAATACGCCCAGTAGATAATTTTCGAGCTTTTATTACACGATATCCACGTCTCAAGTTCCCTGTCTTGATTGGTGTCAACGGCACTGCTAAACTGACAATTTTATTCATAGAATCGTTAACAAAAGCCACGCCTTCGGTTTCAGCGAGCTTCGTCATTCTTTTAAAGTTATCAATTACCTTTTGGGCATTCGATTCCATTCGGATATCATTTCTTGGCATCAATCTCACTTCCAGTCAACTCAATTTCAGTATGGCTTGGATAGAACATAGGTTTCTTTGCATACAAGACATGCTTGTGACCAGTTGATTGAGTAACTGTAATTCGATCACCTTTCATGACATCACTATTTGGCATCATAAACAGTTTATGCTCGACTGTTGTCACATTTACAACATTCCCATTACCTATAACTGGCAAATCACCTGAGTTGCTCTGGGAAAAGCCACAAATAAGCACCCCATCATGAACAGGTGCATAAACTTGCTTAGTAATATGTGTAATGGGATTTTCATGATCGCCATAACGCTCAATTACGCATGAATCAAGATAAGTTGTTGCTAAAACTTCAGCTTCATCCATCACCAAAACACCATCCCACCGCAACCAAGAATTCTAATTATCAGCTCATCATAACCTGATAATAATCCTTGGATTTGTTGGCTAGCCGTAGCGTAACTGATGGTTGTATCACCGCGCCTCACAGATGAGATAGTTTTTTCAAGCTCATTCTTCATGGATTGATATAAAACCTCTATAATCACGCCACGCAGCTTCTGCCACGGAATTAGATTGCCACAGTCATTGTAAGATTCAATTTCAAGCAATACTAACTCTAAAACGGCAGCAATTCGTTCATCATTAGCAGATGGCAGTTGCTTCTTTACTGATTCGATGATTTCCTTTTTTAGTACGTCATCCATAGGATCACATCCTTAAATTTCGACTAGATCAGCAGCCGTACGCAAAATAGCTAGTGCCTTTTTATCATTTTCTTTTACTAATAATTTTCCATCTTTATCTACAGTGACAAAGCGGCGAGTTTCAGGATGAACAAACCCTACAAAATTTTTATTTTTAGCTGTACGGAATTCAATTTTCTTGACCTTAGTTGATTCCGCCTTTTCTTTTTTTGTATCCTTATCTTTTAATTCTTCTTTCGTTTCATCTATTTGTTTTGCCATTTTTTATTCCTCCTAAAGTTGATAACAAAAAGAGACAGTCAATCGACCATCTCTTAATCACCTGATCCAGTTGCTAAATTCAAGATTGCACCAGAATTTGATGCGGTATATTCAATAGAGTACTCACCGACAATACCAATACGTTTGGAATCAGTTGTTTTAGCTAATTCTTCAGCTCGCCATTCACGGAGAGGACGTAATTTCACATAATTTGTATCAAGCGCGACCATTGTTCCAGTAGGCAATGATGGTTCAATCAACGCAATACCAGAGCCATAGTTAGAAACGATCCGGCCTAATTGCAAACCAAATGTGACAGTATCACCAAATTGTGCAATTTTAGTTGACTTATTATCTACTTCGTCAGTCATAAGTTCCAACATGTCTGGTCCAACCAAGCAAAGTTTTTCGCCCATATAGCCAGCCTCGAACATTTTTTTGAACATATTGTCTACATCTTTGCGAGCAACTGCATTTGCAGCTGCTGTAGTAACAATATTAGAGGAATTGATCAAGTTTAAAATCCCATCCATTTTACGACCAACAGTAGCTGTTTCATCAGCCTTTACGCCAGTGATAAGTTTGCGGTTTAAGTCAATTTTCATTTCCATGGCACGCATTGCAACTTGGTTAGTGAGTTCATTTCCTACACCTGATACATTAATAGCGTCCAATGTACCTGACACAGAAGTTGATTTCCGAAAGATTTCTTCGAAGTTGTTGAACCAAACACGCCCTGAATCGGCATCCTTGTATTCTCCGCCTTCAAGTTGTGCGGATGAGTCATCATCGTTTAATTCCGATTCACGCCATTTAATTTCAGTTGAATTTGCAGGCGCTGTTTTCCCTGATCCGAGTAAGTAACTTAGAAACGGAGTGTTTGGGACTTGTAACGCATTGATCATTGGTGAAATATCTAAGTACTCCAGATTGTTTGTTGATGTCTTTTTCATGTGTATTTCCTCCTATTAGTTAAAATTGTTCCAGTGCTTTTCCTAGTGCTGCCATTGGGTCACCTGTTTCACTTTGCTGCTTATTACTAGTTCCCGACTGATCTTTTTTCCCGAACGCACTATTCATTTCAATATTTTTGATAGCATCAGCATGTTTTTCATTGATCGTACCTAGAACATTTGTAAATGCTTCTACAGCAGATTTCGTAAAGTCTGTGTCTGCACTAACCAAGTTATTTAGCATAAATTGAGATACAGATTCACTTAATTCATCTTCGAGTTTTAACCCAGCAATTTGTTCAGCAACAAATGCTTTGTTTTCACTCATGACACGCAACTCTTTTTCTGCTTTAAAATCAGCTTCTAGTTTTTCAAGCTTTTGTTGCTCTGGTGATTTATTCTTCTTGGATTCTTCGTAACCTTTGATAGTGTCCTGTTTAATTTTATCTAGGTTATTTTGTTTCCAGGCTTCCAGCTGCTTATCTGCTACAGACTGAGCAGTTGCTTGCAGAAATTTTTGCGCATCTTCATTTGATTCAGCAAAGGATTTGAAATCATCAAATGAAAATTGTGGATCGTCACCTTCGGCAAAGTATTGCAAGTTCATTGGCATTAGTGCTTTTTGTTTCATGTTGTTCTCCTTTCGCCCCACGATTCGCTTAAGCGCCCCGTATTGCTTTAAGATTATTTTGTTTTACGCCCACCATTCGGTTATCCCGCCCGGCATTCGCTAGTTTTGTGTCATTTCGGACAAAATAAATAGCCGTTCTATTCGACGACTACATGACAGTATTTAAGAAGATTCTTTGATATTTCTTCTTGGATAAATTGAGCAATTTTCTCTTCTGATTGATTGGTAAATATATACCTAGTAATTATTTTCATTTTCAAAATAGTTATGGGAACTCGCTTTAATCTTACTTTGACCGTTACATCCATATTTTCACTCCCAATTCTTGAACACTAATTCAGCACCGAGTTTAAGATATTCATCAATAGACTGTTGCAGATTACTTTGTGTCCTTGAGATCAAACAAATTTTGATAGTCCCCATGAAATCATGACTTGCTGTACAGTAATTCCCACGCCAAACATTTTTCGGCTTATCACTCAGTACATTTCCTTCTTTATCGGTGATCACATTTTCAGTCATGTATCGTGATTCAGAATCTTCAATTGCCTTAATATATGTGTCTGTCAAGTCTTCTTTAACATGCATTTCAAGGATTGCTTCAAAAAACTTCATACCCCTCACCCCTTTTAATACTTCATCATTGTGGTTTATTGAGAAAAAATATAGCTTCCGTAGATTCTCTACGCTCATTTTTTCAACAGGAACTGCATGACGACGATACTTGTTGATATTTTGGCTAGTTATTTTTGTGATACTAGCAATTTCAGCTGTTTTTATATTGGACTCGAGTAAATTTTTGACAGCGTAAATAATTGTATCCATATGATTTACTGATTGACTGTCACTTGGTTCTTTTGGTTGTTTGGGAGCTTCTTCTCCACACAGATCACAGGTGGCTCCATCAGAACTCCAATGTAAACACATAGTGCCACTCCTTTCTCACCTTAGATTCACTCCAAATTCATCTTGAGCAAATTCATCGAGTAAATCGCCAAACATGGTCTCATAAACCGCATCGATACTTCCATCAATGTCGGGAATATCTGGAACTTCTGTGCATCGACACCGGCCATGATACGGTGGATGCCAATCATCCTTGATTCTTTTATCATGCCTTGTCCCACAGATTGAACAGACACGTTCATCTTCTGCTGACCAGCTTTTACTATACTGAACACCCGTATCTTCAAATGATTTTCGGATGCCTTTCACAGCAAAATGAGCGTATTCAGTACGCACAAGATTTTCAATCGCTCGATTGAATTTACCTTGTTCCAACTTAAACATATCGGATATTTTGCTATCACCTCGCATTCGTTTCAAGGCGTTCTCGAAGCCCTCACCACTCATAATTGCATTTACGAGTGATTGACTGAGATTTTGTTCAAGTCGTGAGATATTTCCCCACAGACGTGTAGAAAAAGTCTTCCCACTCCACGGGAAATTCAGATAGTCTTGCAATTCGCTTTTTCTCATAGATAAGGAAGAATCAATAGTTAAAATCTGTGCTAATGCATTTGTATTCGACGCATAGCTGCGTTTTAATAAATCTTCAAGCCCATTAGAAAACAAACCATTCGCATCCGCACCAATTGTTCGCTTGGCTAATTCGCTAAAAATATCCGATCGAATCACTAATAGTCGATTCACTTTGGCGTAATCATAAGATGGGAAAAACTCGTCAATGAATTCTTGATATGACTCATCTAAAGCCATCAACTCTTGGAAATTATTATCAATGTACTTCCGATATTTTCTTTGATCACGTTTTGAGAAATCTTCCATAAGTTCATTAATATTAATCTTATGCAAATCAGATTGAGAAAGAAGCCTCTCTTGAATGGCTTCAAGCGCTTCAGGATAAATTTCGGTTAAATGCCTCAACATTTCACCTTCCATTTTCAATCGAGCTTTATCCTCTAATTCTCGCCTTTTCTCCCAATACCTTACACTAGCTTTCGTCATCGGTGACTACACCGCCTTTTCTAGCAGGATATTCACCGCTCGGATAGCTCTCTCCACTCTCCGCATCGATCATTTCATTTTCATAATCAACGTCTGTCACAAAGGGAATTTGACTTTGGATTGTACGTTTTGATACATACGGAGCTAACTTAGGTAACGACTCAGATAGATAACTCAAGTCAGTTGGCAATGATCTTGTGAAAGTGTAAATGACTTTGCTTGGATCGATTTTGACTTTCTCAATCTGTTCCATGAAAGCAGCAATCGTTTCAGAACACTCTTTTAAACCTTCAGTAAAGTATTGCTCTTTTGTATTTGTCTTAGCTTCAAGGGTGATGATTTGCCATTTACGCGCTTCTCCAGAACTGTTAGATTTAAATACTTCATCATTGAAATCAATAGCCTTGCATATCGTATAAAACTGTTTTTTCAATAGATCGATATGAAATTCATTGAAATCTTTGAATAAATCTTTTGTAACATATTCCGCCTTGGCGCTTGGATCTTTAAGGTTTATGATTCCTAGGGATTCCATCATTTCTTTTGCTTCTGTTTTCCCTAGTGTGGTTCCAGTTATTAGCATATAAGCTAGTTTAAATTGCTCGATTTCATTTTGCTGATCTGAGAATGTTCGATCCAGTGCATCACCAATTTCTTCAGCAACTTCAAAATCACAATAGCGATTTGTATTGTTTTTGAATTCTGATAAATAAATTACACCTAGTGGATTGGGCACTTCTTCCATCTTCTTAAAAGCAGCAGTTAGATACGGAGCAGTTGTTTCGACATACTGATTGTATGTGTAAATAGTCCCCTCAGTGACTAGGATCATTTCATCATAGTATTTCTTGATGTATGGATCATACTTTTCCTTGATGTAAATAGCACCGTTTTCGTATTTCTCAGCTCGCCAAGGTTCAATATTGGATGCCCACAGCTCCCAAGATTTGCCGACTTTCTTAGGTTCAATCAAACGAAAAGCAACACCGCACGCCCCTTGAAATGTGGCAGTGTCAGGATTAAGCATGTTAAAGCGCATTGATTCAACTTTTGAATTGAACTCTTCAAACTCCTTAGGCGTTGCTGGGCTATCTATCAAGTTACCGACTAGACGATCTTTCATCTTTTGCAATAGATTGCGTTGTTTAGTAGTCACATCATAATCAAGCTTTACTGGTTTCCCAACAAAATGATTAACTGCTTGATCAACAACTACATTGAACATACCAGCATGGATTTTATTGTTAACCTTGATAATTTTGGTCTTTGGCGGCTGCCTATCATCAATTTCATTTTTCTCACTTGTGTAAGCTAGGTATTTTCGTTCACGATCAGCAAAAAATGGCTTCATGTCCTCCATAAAACCATTCGGATCGAACATCCTCTCTTCGATTTGAGTTGAGTACTTAGTACGGATTCTCTTGTAATTCCGCAGTTTCAAATTCGAATTAACCATATAGCACCTCCTAATACTCAATAAATTTGTATTTGCTATCGGGCTCATAAAATGCCAACGCTAAAGCATCCGCAATATCAGGACTCCCGACATTTCTTTTTTTCATATTCTCTTTGCTTTCTAAGCGAATACGACTACGACTTGTCATCTTAAATTTTCTAGTGCTTAGTTCTTTGATTAGTGAGCTATCGTTAGGTAATTCAATGACAGGATCCTCGCCATTAATACTAGAAGTCATATTCTCTTCAAGTAGCTCTTTCAGCGTTCCCCATAAATAAGTCCCTAGATTGTCGTAGAAATCATCCTCAGATGAGGACCCGTTATTTACCCCTTCAACTTCGAAAGGATAGTCACTGTCTTCAATAATTTCTTGAAGTCTGTCAGTAACACCACCACCAACACCGGTATCATCGACTTTTATTAGAACCTTATCTATATGAGGGAAGGTTTTGATTAATCTTTTGGCCATCTTGATCACATAGCCAGTTGTTTCCATCGTTGAGCATTTTGTGTATTTCTCATAATCCAAAGCCTTATTGGATATTCTAGGGAACAAGATAGTTGAATCATCGCCATATCGAGCCACATCGACTCCTATATGTGCTACTTTCGCCATTTTTATTTCTGAATCACTTATATGACGTTCAGTAGCAAGCTCAACTGTTTCTAAACTAATAAAGGAATCTAATGAACCTTTAGGGAAGTCACCATAAATACGCACCCTGGCAACATCACTGTTTTCACCATATTTGCTCAGTATCATTTCGATGTTTTCCTTGTTGGTGCGTTTGCTTTCATAACTAGAGACCTTATGGCATCGCCACTTGTCTCTGTCTGAATTGTGAGAATCGTAAAAGACCCCTTCAATATTATTGGGATTACCACACAGCAAAAGTTTGTTATCAAAACCCGACAACGTACCGAGGATTGCTTCCATAATTGGATCAGAAACCCCAGATGCTTCATCTACAACGATCAACATGTGATCCTCATGGAACCCTTGCATGTTTTCAGGCTTTGTCGCCGTTCTTGCTGTAGCAAACCAGCGCTCTGAATCGCCAATCATGTAAATCTTAGTTTTAGTCCATTTCAGCAAGTCCTTAATTAAGCTATTGTTGAGCCATTTGGCAACCTCTGCCCATAAAACATCATACAATTGCTTCATTGTCGGTGCTGTTGCAATCACTTTAGCGTAGGGTCTACAAGTAAGAAACCAAAGAATCGCTCCGGCTTCTAAAGCAGTTTTCCCAACTCCTTGACCCGATCGCACAGAAACTTTTGAATATTTCGCAAGATCATTCAGTACATTTTCTTGCCAATCATCTGGATCCAAAAGCAATATATCTTCGCAAAATGCAACTGGCTTATCATAGTAATATTCAATGGCAGCACCTATATCAGCAAAAGGAACAAACGATTTATTCATTTTCACTCACCGCCCGTTTATTTGCCGCTTCGATTACTGCTTGTTTCCAATCTTTGACTCCATCACCTTTTTTATCATCTTCGCTAGGCTGCAAATACTTCATTAATTCAGACATAGCTTTTTGCTTGTCATAGAGTTTGACAGAAACTCCGTCTTTCCCCTTTTTAACTTCTTGGATAAGCGTACCATCAACCTCTTCACTACTCTTCAGTGAAACCTGTGATGATTTGTACGTTTCTAACTCCCCAGTAAACTCGTTAAACACCTCTCGCTTCTCACCAGCATCATCATACTCATATAGTTTGTGTTCTGTTGATGAGAACTCAACGAAATCAGTGATATCAGCAAACGCCTGCTTTGCGTATTCTCTTATCAGATCTTTTACATCAAGAAAGACATCTTGCTGCAATTCCGCCTTCAGCCTTCTTAACTCGACCTTTATGCTATCTTTTGCTATCAATCTTATGCTGTTAGACCTAGCGGAATTATAATCACATCCATAAGCTTGCTGATATGCCTTAGTAGCATTGAAGCTTTGTAGATAATAAAGACAAAACAGTTTTTGCTGCTCTGTCAGATCATTATTATCTATTACTGGTTGCACCTCTTTTTTGTGTGCAACCTTTTCTTTCTTAGTTGCACCCTTTTTTTCAGGAGGTGCATTCCACTTTCTAGACTTCCAAGACTTAACTGTATTGATAGATACATCATGTTTAGCGGCTATGTCTTTGTACTTCATGCCGTTTTGATAATCTATGTATGCTAACTCCCATTTCTGCACATCAACGCCACCGCCTTCGTAATGTTTTAACCACAAAAAAACGGCCCATAACAGGACCGCTTTCTTTTCATCTATACTTTAGTAGGAAGTATCAAAGATCATGTGAGTAATCTAACCGACAACTCCCAATCAGGAATGTAGGATTTGAACCTACGACCTCTACTGCCCAAAAGTAGCGCTCTACCAAACTGAGCCAATTCCTGTCTTAAGACGGCTAGCGAATGAAGATAAGGAGTGTGTTCAACTCCATTCATTTTAAATTTTTGGGTGCCGTCTTAATTAAATACAGGGCGCTAAAAGGAGAATCACGAAAGTAGGTCTGCCAACTGATCATAAAGGAGCGCGCCCTGTTATTTACAAATTTCTATACTACTATTTTATCACTGGATTTGTTGCATGTGTGTGCATGTTTTGTGCATCGGATTACCAATCGTTAATCATGTCGATACCAAACAGCACTACAGATAAATCTTCAAGTGCTTCTTTGCAGTTGCGACTAATAGTAGAACGATCAACATGTAATTGCTCTGCCAATTTGTCATCATTCAACAATGGACGCTCAATGAACTTTTTGTTAATAATTCGCCACTTGCGCTTGTCTTCTGGCTTACCTGTCGAAAGGCAAATTTCTTTATAAGCTTCTAAGCATATATCTACATGTTTCATGAGCTTCACAGATTTCGCTTTATTCTGCATCAACAAATCAAGGTTTAACCACTTATGCTCCCAAAACGTGCCTTGTACCTCTTCTACATGCTCCTCAACTGCTTCACTATGGGCTTTCAACTTGTGGTAGTTGCTCATCAGCAATCTTGCATTGTGAAAAGCTCTTTTCTTGAACTGTTTTTTCTCATATTCCCTGTCTTTTTGAATTCCTTTACGAATTTTTAGAGCTAGCTCGTCTAATTGTTTGTCTGATAGCTCATGCACATTGATTTCCAATCACTTGCCCTCCTCATTATCTTCTTTACCAAAAATCACGCTTGCAACCACTGTCGCTGCGACTGCGAGAAATATCGCTACTGCAAAGTCCATCATTTATCCTCCTATTACAAGATAGCTTTGATTTTTTTCAGTTGCTTTCTCTTGATTCTTGATTTCTTTGTCCTACGATAAATTTGATGATATTTCTTGACCCTTGGATCTCTTGATTGTTTGATTTGAATATTTAGAACAGCTTCATCCATTGATGCACCAAAAGCTCTCAAAGCATCAGAAGCTTTTTTTACTATTTCTTTCCAGTCGTTGTATGCATTAATAAACATTTTTTGACTAGTTTCATCTGATGCCATTTTTCATCCCCCTGCTTTCATCGCATCCCTGACTAACGGATCGTTAATAATAATCTTGTACTTCATCTGCTCATACTGCAGCTGCTGTTCTAGCTGCTCAATTTGTTCCTGTTGGTCCACTATTGTATAGGATAGCCAACTCAAGCCAGCAATCGTTAACAGTATTGATACCATCGCTAGTACTGTGTACTGATTAACTTTCATCGGCGTCTACCGGCACTGCAAAAGCCCAATATCTTTCATCAATTTCTTTGATTTCAGCTTCTTTGAACCACTGATTGCGATAACCTTCGTTTTCTGATTCATGGACAACATCATAGGATTTTTCACCTAGTTCCATTAACAAATATCGTCCGTTGTCATCTTCGAGAAATACAACTTCATAAAGTTGTGTACTTTTCCTTATTAAATCCAGAACTTGGCGTTTACACTCAAGAAAACCATGTTCCCATTCTTTAGGTTCTGCACTATTGAAACCATCTAAACCACTGATTTGGTTAGTTATTTCCTGTATTTTCATTTTTCTTCCTCCAATAGTTCTGGGTTCTCGTAGATGTTTCCGATAATTAGATAGCCATCGCGATACAAAATGTTAGATTGGCAAAATATAAGATCTAAAAATTGCCAGAAAAACCGTCCATCTGCATAAGCAATTTCGTGCATACTTCTTCGGTGGGCGTATTTTTTTGGTGCATCATAAACTAAAATATCCCCCTCGAAAATCTCCATGCCGTTCTTGTCTTTCAAGCCTGTTGATTGCATGACTTCTATATCATAATCATCTTCATTAAGCATCGTATTAAGAGCATCAATCAGATTAGTTGTGTATTCAATGTGTCCACAAACTTCTTTACCGTAAATCATTTGTTCTAATTCTTTATGCCAACCTCTAAATTTTGGTACCATCTTATCCCTCCGTCCATGATATAATCGCCATAGGAGGCGATCGTATGAAAATTACTGTTGATGCACATGCTGCTATGAAATCTGCTGCCGACTACGTTTTGAATGATTTGGAGTGCCTGCCAGTCGAGACTGAGCTGACAGACGATCCAAACGACTTCTTGAAAAATGTTTCCAATATTGCTAATGAATATAGAAACGAGTTCGTCCGCTGCCTTGAAATAGAATTCAACGCTCGCTTGTCACAAGTAAGTAGCCAGCAGCTTACCGATAACGGTATTCATATTGTTCGCAAAGAAGACTCCTAATGGGTCTTTTTTCCGTTATCGCTGACGATTGCGGAATTAATATTCTCTTAAATATCCCAATTAATTCCATGTTTGAAAGCTAGTTTTAGCAGCTTAAGCTCATGTAATAAATCAATTTTTCTAGCCAGCTCGCTCACTGTATCGTATTGTCCAAAGTTGCCAAATTGATGCAAGTATCGTATTCGTTGATTTAAATCCTCTATTTTTTCATCAATCAATCCTAATACTTCATCTTTCATCACTCTTCCTCCTGTTTCAAAGCCCATTGGCCAAATACTTCTAAGACTTGAATTTCTTGTTTCAAATCCAATTGTTCGAAAGCTATATCAACATCATCAATCCAAACGTCTGACAGCAAATCACTAATAGGATCGAATATGCTTTTAACAAATATCGAATTCTTACCGAATCGTGTTTTTAGATAATCCAACACAATCTGCTGATTCTCGTTGAGTTGCGGTTGCTTCGGCTCAAAATTTTCTAGCATTACAAATGGGCAAGTGCCCTGAACTTTTTCAATTGCGAACTTGCTACACTTACCAATTAATTTTTTGTTGTTATATACTAAACTCACATTCATCCCTCGCTTACTGCTATTTCGTCGGATAGCTGACTAATCCACTCTTTTCAAAGCTGCAGCTGAAACATATTCCTCACTGATACTTGCAATATGCTCGCAAAGCTCTTGGGGAATTCTCGAACGGTCAACGCTCCCCTTTATCCCTTGTGTACCTGTCTGTGATCCACGAGGTGCAGAAACGTGACAAGGTGCTCCATTCTTGCACATCGGTTTAAATTTCGGCTCTGGATGATTTGTCCATATATCCGTTGGCTTCATACGTGTATCGCCGTACTGACAATAAGTTACTGTATATCGTGGTAAGTCTTTCATAAATCGCATCTTCCGCATCCCACCTCTGGGATTCTCGATAAAGAATAGTTTAGGATTCAAATCTCGAATCAATTTCAGCATATGTTGATTTGTTAGATCACAAAATGATGCATACTCTGATTTCGCAGCTAGATTCCCATCTGGTTCTTTTGTTCTATGATGACTGATTGCAGCAATACTGTATGATGTGCAATCTGGACTGGCCCATATCACATCCGGCTGTCCGAATCTAAGCAAGATATCTTGTGCAGTGATTTTTGAAATATCGGCATACCAGTCAATATTTTCATGCTTTCTATCCCATTCGATAGAAAATACTTCATGCCCTGCTTTCTCAAAAGCTTTTCCAATAGATCTGGTACCGGCAAATAATTCTAATACTTTCAAAGCTTTACCTCCTTCAGTTGGTTATTTTGGTGGATTACTGACTAAATCCAAATCAAAATATTTCTTTATTCCAAAGACAACATAATCATCTTTTTGCTCATAGTCTGTTATATAAGTGATCGTCACAAGAATATTTCTTCCTGTAAAATGTCCTTTTTCATATTCCTTAAGCACAATATTATCTCCTACTTTATAGTCCCGATCATTTTTCCTTATCTCAAAGGATTTGTCGCCAATCGCTACCGCTTGAAAGTATTGTGGCAATATTTTTAATTGGTGATCGATCTCAACCGTTATTACTGGCTTCATAATTTCCAATTCTCCTATTCCGTAAAATCTTCCACTTCTGGAATTATTTCAGGTCACTGGACTTAACGAAAACACCATTGACCATCTTTCCAGTCCGTCCTTTGATTTCGTCATAAGCGAAATTCAAGCACTCGTATAAATCCATGTCGTTTTGCAAAGCTAAAATAATAATGGTCACAGCAACATCTCCGATGCCATCACGTAATGCATCTTGGTCATTTCTAGCTAACGCAGCCGCAACTTCACCGACTTCTTCGACAACTTTCAGCATTTGCTTGCTGGAATCTGCCTTATCAAGTCCCTTGTTTTTCGCCCACTGCTCTACTGATTCAATTAATACATCCATGTTATTCCCTCCAATTTAAGTTATGCACATATCCACAAAGTTATGCACAATATATTGTAGGAACGTATTTTCGCCCACTATATATTGATTACTTTGTTCTTTTATAGCCCAATTCAATCAAAAACTCTTCCCTTTGGTTCAAAGCGTTACGATAAATCGCCTGTACACCAATTTGATCCGCATAGGCTTTTCCTTCTTGACTAGTAATAAAACGATAGGTCTTCGCTGTTTCATCTACTAAAATCGCGTGAAATTCGTTGTAATAAATTCTTTTCAAAATATTCACCTCAACTTACAAACTTTTGATGGGAGATCTTCACTTCATCATCATTAATCATCGAGTAGGCCATCGTGGTCTCAATATTTTCATGACCGAGGAACCTAGAAACGAGTTCTATAGGCATCCCGTGTCTTCTCGCAAGTGTTGCGGCTGTCCTTCTGAATCTATGTGGGTGAACATTCAAAACACCTGCACGCTCCCCTAGACGTTTGACCAACTTTTGGACTCCGGCAGTAGTCATCTCTTTCCCTCTCGTCTGTCCATAGAACAACGGACCTGTGATATGAGGCACCTCTTTTAAGTAATGATTCAATGCCAGCTTTGCCTTGGCATTGAAGTATAAAGTTCTTTGTTTGTCTCCTTTTCCAATCACTTCAATCGAATCATTTTCTTGGTCATAGTCACTAAAATTTAGAGAAACCAATTCAGAGACTCGACATCCCGTACTCAATAGCAGTTCGATGATTAGCGTTTCTTTCGCATTAGATGCAGCACTTCGAAGCTTTTCAACTTCAAGCTCGCTGAATTCTTGTTTGCGCCTTTTGGGTACTTTTATCTTTTCCACTCTTGCACCAAGATCTCGATCGATAAACTCTTCAATATACAGCCAGTGAAAGAACCTAACGATGCAGCCACGTTCACGAGCAAGCGTACCTTTAGATATTCGATCCTGAATTTCCCTGTTAGCAATAAACAATCGAATGTCATTTGTGGTGATATCCTTAAACGGCTTTCTAAGCTTGCTCATGAAGAAGTTGATCGTCTGCATGTAAAGTTTCAATGTTCCGTCTGAAAGGCCCTGAATCTTCTTTGAAACCATAAATTGATGGTATGCTGCCGCATCTGACTTCTCGTCATAGATCACTAGGTCTGTTGAAGACTTAACCAATTCAAATGGTTCGAGATACATCAACAGAAGCATGTTCACTTTTCGAAGCTGTTCTGAATTTAAATCAGCTTCTAATTCTCCGACAATTTTATTTACCAGAGACTCTTTAACAGTCATCTCACTAGACTCCACATCAGAGCTAAGGCAACTAAAACAATGATTCCATGAACTGCTTTGTTACGATTCTTCACTTCTTTGGTGATATTATTCATGCTAATGAGCACGATAACGCCGAGAAATATCAAAAATATGATCATATTCACTCCTAACCGAAACTCTTTCGAATTTCATATTCGTTGTCGATCAATTCTTTCAATGTATCCTCGGGATACAATTTCTTGCCTGATCGCTTTTGATGCTGCACACACAACCACTGAAACTTTTCGATGGTTGTGTCATCCATTGCATATCTGGGTCTTTTTTTCTTCGTAGCCAATGGGTGGGACACCTCCTGTGAAATGGTGGGACACCTTGAAGGTTACTCCTTCCACCGGTATATTCTTCCTTGTTTATCAGGGGACCCGCTTTGGATTAAATTTTTAACAGTGACTTTGGACTTCTTGCATTTCTCACTAACGGTTTTCTTATTCCCTGTAAAAATGACATCCCCTTTATAGAGAACCTCAACTAAACGTTTTTCAGGATTTACACCTTCATAGAGATCCTCCCGAAGCTTTTCCCATTCCTTTTTAGCATCCGGGTCTTTTTCGAGATCGACTTTTTCTGCAAGGTACACCATCCGCTGCCGGCGAATCTTTTTTTTAAGACTTTTTTCTTTATCCATCTAACCGCCTCCCTTTTTGTTTAGATAAGCTTGGACCTTGGCATTTATTTCCGCTTGGCGTTCCGGATCAATTTCAGGCTCCGGTTCAGGATTAACAAATCTTTCAGGCAATAGTTCTTCTCGAATAAAAGGTTTCTTCATTCGCTTTTGGTTACTTGTTTCTTTTTTTATCTCAAACTTGAGACTGTCAAATTTTTCTCTCAGCTTTTTAGCGCTTCTTATATTGCCAAACCAAAACTCACTTGAAGGAAGCCAATTGATCACATACTCAATTTGTTTGATAGTACGATCATCCTTTTCCTCCATAAGACGGATAACATCTGCCCATTTTTCCAAGTTGGCTTTTTTCATTTCTTTAGGAAAATCATTCATCAAATTATTTTTAAGCTTCGAAGCAAGCGTGAAGTGTTCGGTAGAATACTTCACAGGAGAAGTTTCAACTTCTTCTTTATTTGTATTATTAGTTGTATTATTAAAAGATGTAGTACTATCTGGACAGATTTCCGACCTAGGGGTAGGCAAGTTTTCTTGCCTAGGGTCGGTAGGATTCCCTACCGGGGTGGGTAAGTTTTCCTGCCTAGGGGTGCAAATACTAATCCATCTGATTTCTATTTCCTTAGTACCCGGTCTGTACCTTACTCTTCTGTTAATGTGACCATTATCTTCTAAAGATTTAAGCCATGATTTTATTGTTGTTTTGCTAACATCGTATAGCTTGGCGAAATAATCATTGCTTGCCCAACAATATCCTTTCTCGTTGGACAAGGCTGTTATTTCTCCATACAGAAGCTTCGCACTAGGTATCAATTTATTATCATAGCGAACACTAGCAGGTATGATCGCATAGTAACTTCTGTGGTTAGACACTTTTATCCTCCTCTACTGCTTTCTTGAACAAATCTTCCGTTTCGTATTCTTCATCGAATCGCATAATCTGGGCGTTGTTCATAATGCCGATCTTGATCAATGCCTCTTGGTCTAAGTAGACTGGTTTGATTTGATATTTTTGGATAAACTCTTCTTGCCCCAAGTTGTGAGCGATATTGTGGTATTTCCAACTCAAGGCAACAAATGGAAACTTCCGATGATCAACTTTGTTCCTGTGGCGATTCCCTACTGCCGTTACGTGGTGGATCTGCGCTCCGGATTGACCAGTTACTGCACATTTACGGTACTTGCAGCAGAAGTAGAAGAAACTATCGTGTTCCAGAAGATAGTTATAACGCCTAGGCAGTTGAACCCCTTCTGCAACAACATATTCGATTAGAAAGTCAATCCATTTGTTCATCTCTGATTTTGTAGCTTCCGCATGGCTGAATTCACAATCGTAGGTGTTTTGATAGATGTGTCGCATTTTCTCTTTTGCTTCATAGCGTGGAATATTTTCACTCTCTGCAATATCTTTGATCAGTGAATGAGATAATGCATTTTGCTTCGCACTTCTGGGGTCATTATCTATAAACTGGATTTCTGCAAATCCCTCCTGTCCCCTGCGGATCGTTTCAAGGTGTTCAGGATTCACATTCTCGTCAACTTCCAGTAGAAATCTGTTCCCCTGTTGCTTTAAAATCTTGGCTAGCATCACTCAATCACATCGACAACTTCGATCCCTAATTGCACAATACTTTGATTTAATAGACTAAATTGTTCATCTGAGCCTTTGAGTTTCAGCGTGACCACGTTGCCTTGCTCTGACACTTCCTTTTCTTGGGTAGGCTCCTCAATAATTTCAACAGTTTCTTGATCAATTGGCACTGAAGGAACATGTTCTTGTTTCTCAACTTTTTCGATAATAGCTGCTGCTTTGGCAAGCTTTTCTTTCTGTTCAGCAACAACTTGATTGATCTGGTCAAAGACTTCTTGTAATTCATGACCTTGATCGATCCAACGAACCCAAGAGAATGGATCTAAGCCAACGGCTTGCGCATAGCTTTCAACTGCTTGTTTATTCGCTGCTAATGTTTGTTTTTTCGACACGATTTCATTGATGGTATCTGTGATTTCTTTACTGATTGCTTTTGTTAACTCACCCTTAGCAGCAGTAAAGGCGCCCTTATTTGTCCATCGATCAGGAATTTCAATTTCACTTGGATCAACACCTAAAGCATTGCACAGGTCCTCTATTTTTTCTTTCACTTTCTGCAATCGGGAATCACGTTCTTTATTTTCGAACTTTTCGAGGCTCTGAGAAATTCCTTCTTTGGCAGTTTCCATCTGATCAACAAAGGCTTTGATCTTGGCTTCAAATGCTTTTAACGGCTCAGAATATCCGTTTTTTACTTCTTTTCGTTTTTCTTCCAGCAATTTAATAATGTTATTTAGAGATGACCGTGCATCTTTAGCTCCTTGAATATCTCCTTCACTAAAGGTCAAGCTTTTGTAATGATTGGCCGTATTTTCAACAAGTGCTTCAAGCTCTGCTTCATTTTTGATTTCAATGGTACTTGGTGTATAGTCAATCTGAATTGTTGTGTCTGTTTTGATTAATTCATTCATTCGCTATTTCCCCCATGTAAAAGATTTAGTTTCCTGCTGTGGCTTAGTATCTGCTACAGGTTTATTATTCGATTTTGTTTTCTGTTCAGCTTTTTTAACCATCACTTTCGTGTAACCGATGATTTGTTGGTAAAAATCTGGTGTCACCTGATCCAAACTGTCGTAATCATGTTTACCTAGAATGTTCGCTGCAATGATTTTGGGATCAGTGCCAGATATATTTGCAACTTCTTGAACGTATTGATTGAAGTAATTAGTGAATTCTGTCCGCATTTGACTCTCATTGTCGCCCTCATCATTTGGTAATGAATCCGAATCAACTCCATCGTCAATCAAGTACAATCCTTGTAATGCGTATTTACGAGCATATGAAGATGCTGATCCTGTCACTTGGCTATCATCCATTTTAGGTTTCGCATCAGCTTCTCGTGCATATGCTTCCACCTGCAACGAATCCGTCCCATCGGTTAGTGTAGCGGTAGCTTTGATATAAAAGCGACCATCCATAAAAATAGGTAAATCTGTTAGGTACAACAAAAGTCCATATCGCATATTTTGCTTCTTAACAGCCTTCAAAATATCTTCTGCATTTCGGAAGTTGTATCCTCCAAAGTCGCTGTAATTACTTTTCGGAACCTTTAGTTCCGCTTGGATTTTTATCAGTTTCTGATTAAGAGTCAGTTCTAATTCACTCATAACGGCACCGGCTTTCCTAGTTTTGATTTGCAATACTCCAACAGGTCATCCTCATGGATGAATTGATCATCAATGGAATAGACTAGGTCACCTTGATATAGGGGATTGCCACGCCAATCAAATGCTATAGGGTCATTTTCATCTTGTGGCAATTGTCTTGCCCCTAGACTGTCAAATTGATCCATGATACACTCTCCTTGAATACATTTTGTTTGTGACTCGATGCTTGGCGGCTGAGTCACTTTTTTTGTTTCATTCGTTCGATATGTTGTTTAGCTAAAATAGATGGCTTTTCAATCTCATACATGCGATCAGCAATGACTTTACCGATGCGCAAAGCTTCTGCTCTAGTCATACCGTCTCACCTTCCTTTTGCTTTTGTAATTAAGGAATACTCCATAGGGGCCAGTATCCGCACTTAGGAAAACCGGTCCTTTTTTTGCGGCAAGATTGATGTCCCCATCCACCGTTTCTAAATTGAGGAATACGGGTGTTTCTGTAATTCTTAGATACCATATACATAGCTTTTTAATCATGCCCGATCCTCCATATACAATTCCGTTTGAATCTGATTAATTCGTTCCTTCGTCACTGACGACGGCTGCCAATGATCGATGAACTCCAAAACCTTTTGAAAATCCTTGTCTTTGATACGTCCTCGATTTGGAACGTTAAACAATTGTTTGATGCTAGATCCCAAATCCTGAAACAGCATGCTTTTTGCGCCTTGTCCAAGGTGTTGATCCTTGCAGATCTGATAGACTTTCTTTTGAACCGCTCGATCGATTGTTCCTTTGTCTTCAGTAGTGATCAGTTTATTTTCTTCAATGTCTACGAGTCGCCCATCAATATCATCGATGCGTTTGCTCGCTTCTTCGTTTGCAGCTAATGCTAGCAAGGCAAGTCCTCGTGGTGTATCTGGAACCTGTGGTTGCTGTTTAATGTGATCTTCCATTTGATTGAAGGCTCGAATGTATTGAAGCTTAAACTGTATTGCAGATTTTCCAGTGAAACCCATTGCTAACAATGTGAATCCGTCACGATTCATTATGATTTGACGATATTTTTGCTTATTCTGCGGATGGATGTAGGTATCTTCATAAAATAGGTCTGCCGAATTTTCGGCCACCCCCATCATCAACTCGTCAATCGCTTCTAAAACATGTTTGTGCTGTTTGCCAAATGTTTCAGCGACTTGCAAGCTAGTCGTTACTGCTTGCTGATCTTTCATTACTACTAAATCACTCATTTTGACTCCTCCTTCTTAGATATATATTGATACAAAGCGATTGAAGAAAATTTCCAATCCTTACCAATCCGCACTCCGGGGACTTTCCCAAGCTCAGCTTCTTTATGCAAAGTGGGAACGCTGACTGTTAAGAAGTCTGCTGCCTGTTTCGAATTCCAAACCTCATTTGGTATAGAATGCTCTGATAACAAAACCTTTAAATCATCTAGGTTGATTAAAGCTAGATTTGTCATGAGCTGCCCTCCTATTCTCTATAATTCATACATAGTAATAATTGAATCAATAATTCGATTCGCTTCGGCCGAGGTGCGCTTTCCATTCAAGATTAAGGACAAATTACTTTTGTCAATATTGAATCTGTCAGCAAGCATTTTGTAGGTTAAAAAATTAGAATTCTCAACATAAGCTTTAATCTTTTCTCTGTCTCGCAACGTAATTTCAGCGATGTCTGCCATTCTAAAACCTCCTTCTTATATACTTGTAAACAAATTTGACAACCGTGTACAAATTATATTGACACAAAACTACACTATAGTGTAGTATATAGTCATAGCTGAATAAGACATAAAACTATTGATTTAAAAGCTTTCTTGGCGGTTGGCATTTTGTTATCAACGGTGTTTTTGTTGTCTTTATAGTTATCAAATTTGTTTACAAGAACGATATTACACTATAGTGTTGTATTTGTAAATAGAAAACTACACTTTTTTATTGTCTTTTTTGTAAACTTTCGAAAGGAAAGTTGATATGACTGTATTTGACAGGATAAAATTTCTAGCAAAAAAACATTCAAAAACAATGAAACAAGTAACTTTAGATCTTAATTACAGTGAAAATTATTTTTATTCATTAAAAAAAGGAAAACAACCATCTGCAGAGAAATTAAATGAAATAGCTGATTACTTCGGTGTGTCCGTAGATTATCTTTTAGGTAGAACCGAAAACGAGGATAGGAAACTTGGTGCAAGAGGCGAATTATTAGCAGCTCATATAGATGACGACGTCTCCGAAAAAGACATGCAAGATATATTAAACTACATTGAATTTAGAAAGAATAATCCATTATAAATTGAGGTAGGTGATTTGATGCAGGTTTACGAGGAGTTAATGACGAGTTATCCAGAATTGAAGTATAAATTTGATCCACTAATGCCTTTTCATCAAAAAGGGATGATTTATGGATCAACTGTTTACCTTAATCCCAATCAAGAATATGAAGAACTTAATTCTACTGTTGCTGAAGAAATTGGCCATTATTTGACAAGCAGCGGTGATATTATAGAGCAAGACTCGCTCGAAAAAAGAAAGCAAGAACAAAAGGCAAGAGACACCGGTGCAACATTGCTGGTAACGCCTGGGGATATTATAGAATGTTTTGAGAGTGGGTGTATTAGCGTTTGGGAATGTGCTGAGCATTTGAGCATTACTGAAAAAACATTTAAAGCAGCTATAAAGTTTTATGCTCGAAAATATGACGGCATAAAAACTGAGGACAAATACACCATACTTTTCAACCTCAACGGTACAGTAAGTATTTTTAAAAGTTTCTACTAATATAATATTAACAGCAAAAAAACACGCCCTCCGACCAAAGACAGGCGTGCTTAAACAAAATAAACAATAGGCTTATTTAGTCATGCCTATTGTAGCAAATTAAAGGAGTGGTAACAATATGGCAATCGAAAAAGGAACTGTAGAAAAACTACCAAGTGGTAAATTCCGACTAAGAGTAACAGTAGGTTACAACGAAAAAGGAAACCCTATAAGATTAAACAAAACCATCGAATCAAAAAATCAGCGTAAAGCTTATGTAGAACTTGATAATTGGATTGAGCAATTAGAAGAACATGGATATGAGGATATTTCAACAATAACCTTTGAAAATTTTTATGAGAATATGTGGAAAAAAGAAGCACACTCTATGCTTGAACCAAGAACCTTAAGAGAATACTCCGATATTATTGAGAAAAGATTTTTACCTTCTCTAAAGGCAAAAAAGATGGTAGAAATCAAACCCTATCAAATAAAAGAAATTGTTATTGCGGCCAAATCACTCCGTAAAGATAAAGAATCAATATCTAGAAAGACAAAAAAGCGCTTTTTAAATGCGCTTAGCAGCGTTTTTAATGTCGCTAAGGATCAATATAGGATAATTAGTCATAACCCAGTTTCAGATGTCAGACTGCCCAAAGATACCGTAACAAGTACAGATACTCCAAAGCCCTATTCTATCGATGAAGTAAATAAAATGCTAGTAGCGCTAGAGGAACATGCCTCAGATAAAACAAAAGCATTAGTATTGACCGCATTCTTTACGGGTGCCCGGGAAGGGGAAATTGCCGCTGTCGAAGAAAAGGACTTTGATTTTACTAATAATACTGTGTGTTTCCATCAGCGAGTTGTATTAGATGAGAATAAGAAGTATCAGAGAAGAGACGGATTAAAGGCTTCTGATTCGAAGACAATCCCTGTTCCAGAAAGCTACATGAATTATATGAAACAATTTATGATGAAAAATCAAGAAGCTCGTATAAAGCTAAATATAGATCCAGAACATAAGTATATTTTTGGTTCACCAGAAGGAACCTTCGAACTTCCTACTTCTCTTTACCGAAATTGGAAAAGATTCATTAAACGTGCCGAATTGCGCGACATTCGTTTTCATGACATACGCCACACGTCTGCTTCGTATTTGCTTGCCGATGCTAACATACCTATAAAAGCAGTGCAGGAGATGTTAGGACATAAAGATTATAGGACAACAATGAACATATATGGCCACGCTCTGGAAGAATCTAAGCGTGCTGCAAGTGATAGATTTTCAGAATTACTCAAAGAGTAAAGTGTTATTTATTTTTAGATAATCGAATTCTCTGCCCACGTCTCTGCCCACGAACTAAAAAATGAGTATAAAAAAAGTCATCAACATCTTAGGTAATCCTTGATGTGACAACTTTTTTCGATTATGCCAGCTATAGGGATCGAACCTACGACCTACGCGTTACGAGTGCGTTGCTCTACCAACTGAGCTAAGCTGGCGTTGTATGGCACAAAGAAAATTATATGCAAAAACGGTTGTTTTGTAAAGAGGTCTGCTGAAAAAAATCTACTTACTGAAATTTTCCGAAAATTGTGATATAATAGAAGTATCAAGGAGGTTTTTACATGGCAACATTTGGTAAATTCGAAACAACAATTGTCCCGTCACAAGAAGGTTCAACGTTTGAGGTCGCTACTCCTGTCATGTTCACGTTCCATGGGAAGAAACAAACTGGTACCATCACAAAGCAGTTGAAAAACTCTGCGGTGGTCGAGCTGAACGAAACCCCAGAAAACCAGAAATTAGTTTCGCAAAGTAATGGTGTATTGATCATCAATTACAAACAATTAACCAAACTATAA